TTATTTCTGCTTTTCAGAATATGGCTTCAGAATATGAAGCGCTTCCAGCTCTGCCCCAACCACCGGAACCACAGCGATTTTCCTGTCATATCGTGCCGTCTGTTCGACATTCTTGTGACCCGAAATTGCCCGCTTCTCGTAAATATCAACATTCAAATCTGAAACCCCTTTTGCCTTCAAATCATGAAACGTAAAATTGAAATCGATGTCAGGGAATTTCTCCTTTGCTTCCTGCTTAAGTTTCCTCCATCTAGCATTGAAACCATCTCTTGTATAACCGGCACCGGAAGGCTGGTGGATGATAAAAATACTGCTCATTCCTTTATTCAGTGGTAATGACTCTGCCAAGGAAATGACAGAACGGAGCCTTTCACTCCAGCCCTTTATCTGAGCAACTGAAGTTTTGCTTTGCTTGATCAATATCCCTTGCTCAACAAGCTGGGTTTTCTTCATTGAAAGAACGTCAGCCTGCCGCGCCAGACATAAATAGGCCAGCTCCATAGCTATCTTCTCAACAGGCGAAGCAAGGCTATACAAGGCTGCATATTCTTCATGTGTTACATAACGATCACGAGACTTCTCTTTGTACTGTTTTACCCCTTTCGTAGGATTTCCCTTCACCAGTCCACGCTCATATCCCCAACGAAAAACACGTGAAATAAACGCCTTCTCACGGTTGGCCTGAACACGGCTTTTCAAGCCGCGCTTGTCCATATATTTTCGGATGTGTTCCGGTTTAATAGAGTCAGGGGGCATCTTCCCAAAGACGGCCAAAACTTTAACCGAGTATTTTCGGTAGTCTTTTTGCGTTTCTTTGGCTAATTCGAAAAAATCTGGAGAATTAAAAAAGGATTCTGCCAGGCCTTCGAATGCATCTTCACGCTTACGTTCGTTAATAAGTGCTTCGTATGCTATCCAGACCTGAGCCTTCGTACTGTCTATGTCGCAAAGCCGAACTGTGCCGCCGTTTTTAGGCTTAAATTCGTAAGCAGAACGGCCCCGATAAACGCGGGGCGGTAACCAGTTATCTTCCTTGTTCTGTCTGACTCTTGCCATCAGTCTAACGCTCCAAAATCTGGCTCATTCATATCATTAGTGGTCTGCTTACGCGATGCCAGTGGATCATTGAAGTGCTGCCATGTGGTTCGCGGTCTGCCATCCCTTCGCACCATAAAAAATATTCCTGCATTTTTAAGACACTGGCATTGCTTTGAAGGCGTTTTATAGCCTGTCAGTTGTTCAATGTCGGCATCGGAAATAATTTCGTTATTGCTCTGATTCATACCCCACACACTCCCGCTGCAACAGGTTTGAAAAGCCGTGACAGGTCACGGCGCTATAACCAATTTAGTTTCATGCCAGCCCAGGCTAACCCAACAGGCCGACTCTTCTTTCAATGGGCAATCCTGCACAGGCAGGCAATCACCACACTTACCGCACTTGCGCTTACTCATCGACTTGATCCGACTACGGACCCGCGCATCGTCCTGGCGAATAAGCAGAGCGATATACTCTGCTATTTCGTAGGGCTCACGCCCCGGACGGCGAGCGGTGCAGTTCTGCTCAAGCATTGCCAGTTCCTGCTCATCGAGAACAATCTCCAGCTTTCTGACACCGGCAGCGGCCTGTCTGGCTCGCTGCTCTGCTTTGCGTTCGGCGGGGGATTTAGGCATTAGTCACTCCATTACTGTTGAGAATGCTGAATGCTCTTGCTGCCACTCGCGGAACCTGTCCATTTCCAAGGGCTTTAAGTCTGTCCACCCCGCAGGCCACTTCATCAGCCACTCTGCATAGTTTGGGTTCACATTCAGGCCAGGCGTTTCCTCTCCGCCATTTTGAATGTGCTGATGGGCTAACCAGTCCTCCAGGTTGTGCCGGTGATCGCCTGTTCTCGCTCTGCACCATGCCACTCCGTGAGAGCCCATGCTGGCCCGCGGGGTAGGCAACAAGCCAGATACGGTCACGTTGATGGGGCGCTCCGAGGTCTGATGCTGAAACACAACACCATTCAGCATCAAACCCCATTTTGGCAAGGTCACCGAGAACCACGGCAAGTCCTCTTCCCACAAGCAGAGGTGAGTTTTCCAGGAACACGTATTCAGGTCGAATCTCACCGACGATTCTTGCCATTTCTCTCCAGAGGCCTGATCGTTCTCCGTCGATTCCAGCTCCCTTGCCGGCACCTGAAATGTCCTGGCATGGAAACCCGCCAGAAATGACGTCAATAATTCCTTGCCATGCTGTTCCGTCAAAGCTGCACACGTCAGACCAAATCGGGAAAGGTCGGAGTGCTCTATCGTTTTGTCGCTGCGCCAAAACTTGTGCGGCGTAGGCATCACGTTCAACTGCGCAAACTGTGCGCCATCCAAGCAGGTGCCCGCCGAGTATTCCTCCGCCAGCGCCTGCGAAAAGAGCCAGCTCATTCATTGACCCTCCGAACCTGCTGCATTCACCATTCTGATACCCATTCGGATATCATCCATCTCAATATCGCCGCTGATATTAGCGTGCCTGAATGCAATGCTAAGAAACTCCAGACATTGCTCATTGGTCCATTCTGGCGCGCTTACAGGCTGTGCGGTGGCGTTAAGGCGCTGGACTTCGGCGATAGCGGCGTTCCAAATAGTTTGTGGATTTGCATGGCAATCAACAAATCCGCCGAACTGGTCGTAAATCAATTTATAAAATTCAGGCGGGCATTTCTTAGGCAAATTAATCATTTTTCACCTCGTAGCCCTGCTGGCGCAATGCTTCAACTACCGCATCTGCGGACATAACAGGCCCAATGCCGTGTAAGTCATCGACACAATCTGGCAACTCCACCGGGCGCAAAAGCTGAGCGGGTGGGGTTGTGAGTGCTGCCAGCGCAACACGTGCCATCAGCACATCTAATTCGTTAAAATCGGCTGCGTATTTAATCGTGTCACGACAGGCGCGCATTACTACATCACGCTGACTTTCTGTCAGCACCTGCACATCACCATCAACTGGATTGGGGGAATTATTTGTCATGGTTAACCCACCTTGTGACCTGGAGCGAAACATTTGCTCCTGTTGCTGTAAAATAGCCAGCCTGCTTTCTTGGCTGCCCTAACGCATTCACCGTTAGTTTGCCCGGCAAAGGTTCTGAATCCTTCCTGCTCTGACCTGTATTCGGTTGATAGGGTCTGCTGTATGCAGACCTCACAGTCGCAATACAAATCAAGCGTATAACCGCCGACAACCATATCAACCCGCCTTATCCGCATTATCGAGCCTCTTAAACTCAATGACCCACACCCAAGGGTTAGCCTGCCAGCTGTCATCGCCATAGATGGATTGCCAGACATGATGGAAGTGCTCATGTGGCGTGGCGCTGTAGTGATATCCGGGTATTGAGTTATGTCCTCCAACGCAGCCCTCGGCAATAGCATCTCGCTCCGTCATGCTGTTTAGCCGCTCCACCCGAACGCCGGTAATCTCCAGCGTAATGCGGGAAGCCCATCGCGGCATGTGGATGGATGGCACCCATGTACCTTCGTAGTGCATGTTTTCGGTGTGAGGCTTCCAGAATGCATCGTCAGGGATAGACCATAGGCCATAATTGCCAGGGCGCTGCTCACAACTGGCGCGATAAATACGCGCCGCCTCTTGGCCTCCACCTTTGGCCAGATTGTTGTTCCAATCGATAGGGCAACCATCTTCGTTACCAAGAGTTGCGAATGTCTCACGCACCCACAGGCGATCACCTACTGCACCGAACGGGCAAACCAGCTCTTTACCATGCCCGTCTTCAAATCCAGATTTAACGAATACTGAGTTCCGAACACCGGCATGAGGTTGAATACGCATAGCCCGGCGCGTCTGAGTCTTCCTGCCGTCCAAAACTGCACGAACCATTTCGGCGTTTAGGAGGATTGGGTGCTCTTTCATTTGGCACCCGCCTTATCCGCAGTGTCATGGGTGCCGGAGCGTAGGCGGGCTTCGATACTGGCGCGCACCTCATCGGCATAATCGCGCTTAAACTCTTCTGGCGAGGCATTGGGCAGGAACTCCAGAGCACTCAATACCGCGCCTGAAATGTCGTGGGCTTGCTCCGGGGTATCATTGATGAAGCCGCACTCCCAGGCTGCCAAAATGCGGTTAGCTGCAAAGTGAATGCCTTCCGCCCGCACCGAGTTCAGGTAAGCATCGGTCGCTGGGGTTTCTGGCAAGCTCATCGCTGCTAATACTGCCCGGATAACTTCATTTTCATTATCAACCCACGTCCAGCTATTGCCTTCTTTAAAGTCGTGGTCAAACTCAACTGTATCTTCAAAGGCTGTGATTGCTTCTTCAGGGATTTCTGCAGGATTTAATGCTTTCTTCAGCGCCGCATTCTCCGCAGCCATTGAGTCCAGTTTCTGCTGCAACTCATTACCACGGACGATGGCGCAATCCAGACGAGTAGAAAGGGCAGAGACGAGCTTTGCAATTTCAGTAAGTGGAATATCAGCATCAAGCGCTTTAGCGAACTGATGGCCGGCTTCAACAAGCTCTTTGTTTGATTTATTCGATAACATGCTGGTGGCCCTCAGTGAAAAACGATGTTGCAGTTAAGGCGCTCAGCTTCGTTCTGCGCCTTGATAGGATTTTTGATAACGGTACCGTCAGGCATCAGCCAGCCATTGAGCAGATGGCTATAGGGCAGGGTGATACGGGCAACGGTGATAGGGTCGTCTGACTTTTCCATGAATACTCCACACACGATTTTTGTTTGCACTAATCCCTTGCCTTAGATGGCAATAAAACTTTTGGGGTTTAGTTAATTGGCTGCTGGGTTACTGCAACAACCCAGAGCCGGGCCTCCACACACTGGAAGGATGTTGTGACATGCCACAACGAAGAGAACACTCAGCGCCTCTGCGGCGCGGCCTTATGCGCCCGCCAAATGCTCTCATCGTTGTGCAAAAAAGTGCGGCTAAACCGGGTGAACATTACCTTCGCTCTCCTTATGGGATGAAAGCCCCGGAGTAACCGCCAAGTACGACACGCTCTCTTTCCTAAACTTTTGCTGATTTGCGAATCATCCCGATCTTCTTAAGCCTCGGGCGGCTACTTCGTGGGCGTCCTGCCTGTCCGCTACTGATGAAGTAACATTAAAACAAAATTGCATGATACGCAATTATAAAATGCGTAAATCGCAAATTTTGAGTGTGAAAAAAGACATCGCCTAGCGTGACGACATCTTCTTACTTTGAGGAGGGAAGGTTATGCGTGGCGCTTTATAGCTTGAGATTGGCTGATCATGACTTTACCAAAGACAAAAAACCTATGTTCATTTTCCCTGTCTATTTGCCATTCTCTGTATTGGGGGTTATCAGAAAGAACCAGTAACTTATCAGGCACAGACTGAAGTCTTTTTATGTGTATTTTTTCATCAAAACCAAACACATAAATTCCGTCACCATCAACGCTATGTACCGATACATCCACAAAAACTAAGTCGCCCGGCTCGATCGTCCCGGCCATACTATCACCGCGAACATTAATCATTTTTATCGAGGATGCGGGGCGTCCGCCAAAAATAGTCTTCGCGTGCTCGCTCACATATTCGATTGAATGAATTACATCTATGACATCACCCGATGCAAATGCACCAGGCCCAGCGCTGGCACTCACATCAAGGACTTCAACACGATACATAGTGTTTGGCTCCTGCTTTTGAATATTCCTACTGTCATTATATACAGTCGTTTCAGCAGTGCCAGTTGAAAAAAGCTCACTCACATCCACAGATAAAGCTTTGGCGATTTTGTTAATTGACTGTTCCGTAAATGATTTTTGTTTTCCCGTTTCAAGGCGTGAGATATTTGCACCGTCAACTCCAACGGCTTCAGCAAGCTCTTCGATTTTCATGCCGCGAGCTTTACGCAGGCTTCTAATTTTATTTCCTATATTCATAGGCCAATTACAAATCTCATTTGCAAAATACGCAAATTATCTTGCGCAAATTAATGCATTCTAATAATATGCGAATTACGCAATTAAGGAGGTAAAAATGCAAATCCCGCAAACGCCTTTGCGAGCCGTCCGGCTTGAGAATGGACTGACTTTAAGCCAGGTAGCAGTTGCAGTTCAGCTTGACGTAGGAAACCTGAGTCGAATTGAGAGAGGAATCCAAGTCGCATCTGTCGATGTAGCAGAAAGGCTAACTACCTATTTCAAAGGGAAAATCACTGAAATGCAGATTCTTTACCCTAAGAGATTCACAACGATATCCCGAGAAAACAAATAATTTAACTACCCAAGGAAAAGCAAAATGGTAGACACGATTAACCAGGCAGTACGCCAGATGTGCAAGGCACATAAGCACGGTCGCTTAGGCATGGCTGCTGATTTAGGCATGAGTATCGATCAGTTCCACAACCATCTCTACAAGAAGTGTGGCAGTCGCTTTTTCACCCTGGATGAGCTGATGCAAATGGAGGTTATGTCCGGCACCCATTGCGTAGCAGAGTTCATGGCCGTTCGTCACGGAATGCTGCTGGTGGACATCAAGGCCGCTGGCGAAATGGACAAGGTTGATTTGTTTGATACCCAACTGAAGGTGAAAGCCGCTGAGGGTGAGTTAGCAACAGCACAGCTTGCAGCTATGGCAGATGGCGTCATCGACCATCACGAAAGCAAAACCCTGTCAGCGCTGTTCCGTAAGAAAATCAGTCATCAGGTTCACGGTTTCTTTGGCCTTATCGCACTGTTTAGCGCAGGCACAGCGGATCACGCCGTGGACATGTTCGTATCAAGTGGGAGAAAGGCTGATGTTGCCGGTATGCAGTTCGAAGCGCAGGACATTTGAAATGAAAACAGATTTAGCAGGGGTCATAAAAGGTGAACGCCCCGGGTTGCAGCCTAGGGCGTTCGGTGCGAGTAAATCAACGTGTGTGGAGACTCATCGCATGAGCATTGTAAATCAGAAACCGTTGTCAGGGCAATTCCGCTGCCGTTATAAGGCTGGCGTTCCTGTCTATGAGCAAATCATATCCTCAGCAGGCAAGGCCCACAACTACCAGTGCGTGCCTCGTCTGGTAGTCGAATCAGCCTGGGCAGAGTTTTATCGTCGGCCCGTAGATGCCGGGGTGAATCATGGAAACTGAAGTCATTAAGCCATGGGTTGAGCGCTACACCGATCCGCGTGGAGTTTCAGTCACAACTGTCGGCGTTGATACGGTTAATCACCGTGTGATCTTCCGCCGTCCTGGTTATCCCCATGATTGCATGCTGCCGCGTGTGTTGTTCAGCCAGAAGTTCAGGAAGGTATCACCATGAGTTTACTGCTTAAGGTCAAGCCGCTTGTGGTGAGCCCTGAGCTTGCCAGCCGCATTGGCCTCAATGAAGCCATTGTGCTTCAACAGATTTGCTACTGGCTGGAAGACACCACATCTGGCGTCGAATATGACGGCAAACGTTGGGTTTATAACACCATTGAAGAGTGGACAGAGCAATTCCCGTTCTGGTCAGAAAAGACGGTAAAGAGGGCTTTAACTTCCTTAAAAAGCAGGGGGTTGATTTATGTTGAGCAGCTTAAAAAAACGCAGCATGACAGGACTAATTATTACGCGATTAACCACGCAAACCCTTTATTGACCGATGGGGACAAATTGACCCCATCGACAAGGTCAGTTTGTCCTGCTCGAAAAGGTCAATCTGTCCCCATGGATAAGGCCAACATGTCCCCATCCATCGGGTCAACTTGTCCCGATCTTACAGAGAATACAACAGAGAATACTACAGAGATTACAGGTAAAGACTCTTGTCAGGTTTCTGCGAAACCCGACAGTGATTGTTCCGAGGATGCTTTCCGTGTTCTTGAGCATCTTAATCGCGCCGCTGGATTGCGTTATCAGAAATCGAAATCGTCACTTGGTCCTATCCGTGGTCGTCTTAGTGAAGACTTCAGCGCTGATGAGCTGATCCTGACCGTGGATTACACCATTGCCAAGTGGTCTGAAGACCCGAAGATGAGCGAGTTCGTTCGGCCAGAAACCATTTTCCGTCCTGGAAAGTTTCCCGGTTATCTGAGTTCAGCACAAAAGTGGGACCGCGCCGGTCGCCCGCCATGCATCAACGGCAAGTGGATGCGTGACGTAACCGCTTTGCCACCAGTAGACAGCCAGACGCCTCCGGGCTTCCGTGGCGCTTAAGGGGGATTCATGGACAACGCCGAAATTATTCTTGAATGCCTCCGCACTCATGGCGGTATGAGCATGAAGCGCATCAGCGAAAAGACAGGCATTAAGTACGCAACAGCCCGCGATGCAGTTTTTCAGATGTGCGAGCAGCTCATCCTGATTCGCAATCAGAAGTGGCTCTTTACGGTAAACACCGCACCACGGCCTGAAGAGAACGGTGACTATCTCAAAGCCGTTCAGACAGCGAATGAGCTTGAGAGCAAGGGCCTGTGGCTTCGCGCCAGCCATAACTGGTTGAACGCCATGATGACAGCAACCTTCGAACACAACCGGCAGGTCGCAAAAGTCAAAAGCGACAAGTGCGCGGCCAGAGGCGCTATACGCTGCAGCAACTATAGCGGCATCAATAGTGGGAAAGTCAGCGATTACTGGCAGTGGGAGGTTCACAGATGAAACCAGCCCTTAAACGCCACTTTGAAGAACACGAATATTTCTACAGGTCATTGCCGGAAGTGCTGGTAATCATCCTGTTACTGATTATCTCTCTGGTTATGGAGTTACACACAGTATGACTAACTTATCTCAGGTTTATAAAGGCAAAGACGAAAAAGGCACCAACATCACTACCCGCAAAACCTATTTGCTGAGCGTTAATGAGCTTTACGTCGAGCCTGGCTACAACGTCCGCGAGATCGACCAAACCCACGTTGAAGAATTCCGTGATGCGTTTATCGCTGGTGAGCATGTGCCGCCGCTTGCCGTTCAGGTCACCGAGCAGGGCATCAAGGTTATCGACGGTCATCACCGTTACTTCGGTGCAAAGCTGGCTCAGGAAGCTGGTCACGAGCTGCGCCTTGAGTGCAAAGACTTCGTTGGCAGTGAAGCAGACCGCATCGCCTTCATGGTGACAAGCAGCCAGGGCAGAGCATTACTTCCGCTTGAACGTGCCGCTGCCTATCAGCGCCTGGTCAATCAGGGCTGGGAACCTGCAGAGATAGCGAAGAAGGTTAAGCGCTCGGTCACTGACGTTGAACAGCACCTGCAGCTTCTGACTGTTGGCGATGGGCTGATTGATATGGTCAGGTCTGGCGAAGTAGCAGCGACCACTGCATTAGCCCTTCAGCGTGAGCATGGTGCAAAGGCTTCCAGCGTTGCACAACAGCAGATGGAAAAGGCCAAAGCCGCGGGCAAAAAGAAACTGACCAAAAGCGCCGCGATGCCAAAGTTTAACGCAGAGAAGGCACGCCGATTGGTCGAGTTACTATGCGATGCGCAGTCGGGAGATGATGAAGACGGCCTGACAGCGCTGTATCACAATTCCAGATATACCGATGAGATCATGTCTATCCTGGCGGAATACCGTGAAGGCATCCCCGGCGCTGAAAAAACTTCGGAACCAGAGCTGGTGCAGGAGCAGCAGGGCGGCGAAGAGTTACCGCTTAAGCGTGTTGATATTCTTGAGCATAGCGGCGTTGAGACGATGGCCTGCGTTGTGGCTGCGTTCGGCATGAAGCACGAATACAGCTTCAGTGAGTCAAAATACGCGCACGTGTGGGCCTCAGATTCAGTTGAAAGCCCAGAGATGTTGGTTGTTCCGCCTGAAACCGTCCAGAAGGCAAAGCGACTCATTCAGGAGCACCATGACGATCTTGAATTAAAACTTTGGGTTGCTGAAAAGTTTGAGGGGCCTGATGAAGAGAGCTTCCGATTCCGCCGCTTCCATTCAGTGCTGGTTGAAACCCGCCTTGTTAAACCCTGCACCGTTGGTGAGTTCATTGAGCTGGTGGAGCAGACAGACCCGAACTGCTGGGAAAACGTCCGCCTGTTGCGTGGAGCCGTCAAAGAGCTTTTAGGCGAAGAGGGTACTGCTGCATGAAATTAACCCTGCCATTTCCACCAAGCGTTAACGGTTACTGGCGGGCTACGAATACGGGTATGAAAATTAGCGCCTCCGGGCGCTCTTTTCGTTCCAACGCAATCGCAGCCATCCTTACGCAGCTCAAGCGCCGCCCTCAGCCCATTACAGTGAACGTGGAAGTTTCCGTGTTGCTGTACCCGCCAGACAAGCGCAATCGCGACCTGGATAACTACCAGAAAGCGCTGTTCGACAGCCTTACGCATGCTGGCGTATGGGTGGATGACAGGCAGATAAAGCGATTCACTGTAGAGTGGGGAGAGCAGGTTAAACAGGGCAAAGCAGAGGTGACTATCAGCCCGTTCAACTTTGGGAGAAATGAATTTAAATAGCGGTTATAGTGCAAATACCGGGGATATGTTGCAGATGCCTCTGGTAAAGGTTGGTCCCGTTCACTTGCAGGTGATGGGGCGGGGCCGTTTAAAAATAATGCGTGTAAAGTGTGTGGAGAGTTCAAAATGCTAAATCAATCAGCGGGCGCTAATGCGCCTGTAGTCAGTGCCATTCAAGCCCCAATCATGACCAGCCGTGAGATTGCCGACCTTACAGGCAAAGAACACAAGAATGTCACTGTTGATATTCGCCGTATGCTAGATGACCTGGGGGAAGATGCGCTGAAATTTCAGCGTATCTATTTTGATACCATGAACCGCCAGCAGACTGAGTATCACCTCGACCGTGAGCATACCGAATGCCTCATCACCGGTTACAGTGCCATTCTCCGCATGAAAGTGATTAAGCGGCTGCATGAGTTAGAGCAAAGCCAGCCAGCTAAAATCCCGCAGACCTTTGCTGAGGCACTTCGCCTGGCCGCCGAAATGGAAGAGGAGAAGGAGCGCCTGCAGCTACAGCTTACCGAAGCCGCGCCAAAGGTCGCTTTCGTGGATCGTTACGTCACGGCTACTGGTTCAATGACATTCCGTCAGGTAGCAAAACTTCTTGAGGCCAAAGAGCCAGAGCTTCGTCTGTTCCTGCTTGATAGCCGGATCATGTACCGACTCAATGGTGTCATGACCCCCTATAGCCAGCACATCGAAGCCGGTCGGTTTGAAGTCAGAACCGGCACCACTACCGATTCAAATTATGCCTTCAGTCAGTCACGCTTCACTGCCAAAGGCGTTCAGTGGATTGGCGGGCTGTGGACGGCTCACAAAGCGGAAAGGGGTGATGAGTGAGAGCACTGCTAACGCCTGAGGTTGCTCCGCGCACAGGGATAGTGCTGCTCAAGCCTGGCTCAGACTTGATGGGGATGTTTCGTGGCCGCGTTCTGGTGAGCACGCCTACACCGGATATGGCTGACCTTCCATCAGGCAGGATCAATGACGGCACACAGCCGCTACTTGACGAGCCATCCCTTACCCCGTTCTTCAGCCATGATCGCGTTATAGCTGCCGCTGGTGGACCTAATGGCCTGGCTGGGTTCGTTCGTAGCTTTGGCTGCTGCCAGTGGCATGACGATGCAACATGGCATCACCATGAATACACGCTTCACGAAACTGAATCCGGCCTGGTTTCATTGTGCTACAGCCACGATAATCAGTTCAGGGAGCATGGCACACCCGGCAAGTTGGACAACATCGCTAAAGGAAACACAGCGCTGTGGATAATCAGGATGGTTTGCAGCCAACTCGGTTTGCATGGGGAGCATCAGCTTACTCTGCCCGAGCTGTGCTGGTGGGCCTCACTGAATGACCTTATCGACCTGATACCTGAAGCACCGGCACGACGTGTTTTGCGTATGCCAGTAAAGATTATCTCAGGTGAGCTTAAAGAATCGCATATTGCTCCAGAAAGCCAGCCTCAACAGGTTATTCAGAGGGCCGCTGAGCAGGTCAAAAAGATAATCACTCTCGTCGCTGACCCTGAATCGCCTGAGTCATTCATGAGGCGGCCTAAGCGTAAGCGCTGGGAGAGCCAGAAATACACACAGTGGGTTAAGGCGCAGAAATGTGCATGCTGCGCTAATCAGGCAGATGATCCGCATCACATCATTGGACACGGTCAGGGAGGTATGGGAACAAAGGCACATGATTTATTCGTGATTCCGCTTTGCAGGGCGCATCACGACGAGTTACACCGCGACCCAAAACTTTTTGAGTCGAATTACGGCAGTCAGATCGAACTGTTATTCCGGTTTCTTGATCACGCTATTGCAGTTGGCGTTATTGGGACAGATAAAAAATAAAGTGTGTGGAGGAGATTTAATATGCGTGACATTCAACTGGTATTAGAGCGTTGGGGTGGCTGGGCTGCATGTGAGGGTACTCAGGTGGGCTGGAATCCAACAAGCCCCATGTTTATTACACTGCTGCCAAAGAGCACCAGTAGCCGTCCTTCGTGCTGTGACAATGACGGCATGATTATTGATACCGCTGTGGGAATGCTCAAAAAGGTTGGTCGCCTGGATGAACTGGATTTGATTATGGCGCACTACCGTTATGACGTTTCCAAATCGACGATTGCCCGATGGCTTAAATGCTCAGAGGGGAAAGTGCGTCAAAAGTTGATGATCGCAGAGACGTTTATTGATGCCTGCATACTGATGACAGATGCCCGGCTTGAGATGGATGAATCGACTCAGAAAACTATTTTTCAAAAAACCGCTTAATCTGCTTTTCGTTACGAATTTCTCTGTGTAATCTGTTAAGAGTGGTAACAACGCATAGCTTCTTAAATTAGAAACCTCGCCAACTGGCGGGGTTTTTTCATTTCCACACAATACCAAAGGCACTGAGCGCAGACGGTTAAACCGCTCTGTCCAGGACTGCAAACCTGTAGCGCCTTTCATATTGTGATATTCACAGCAAGATTAACCCTGTTGCCGACGGGCAAAGAAACTATCGCGGAATGCGTCAGGGATTTATGATGGATGGATTACGAAAGAATACGTTTTTAGCTTATTGAAAAGTAATGACTTACTCTTAGTTTACTAAACTTTAGTATAGCTATAGTTGCACTTAAGGTTAGTTGTTCTGGTTGGGGTAAAGCATTAGTTTTGCTGAATGATTCCTTGATGGCTCTTAAGTGAAGATTCGAGGCTCTGTCTAGAAAAAAAGTCCCCAACTTCACCATCCTGCGAAGATATCTGAAGTTGGAGATGCTAAGTAGCGAACACAGGGAAAATCCAATACCAACATATCGGATTGGTTAGATAAAATAAACAGTTTGGAAACATTTAAGCTCACATATGTGAGCTTTTTTTGTGCCCGATCAAAATCCAAGAGGTCGCCATCGTGCGGCCTTTTTTCGTTTTTGCGCTCGCCAATCAGCAACCACTTACCCTTTGACGCAGTGGCGATGCGCAATCTTTTAAACCCCACACAGCACCGACCGTAATAGCGGAGGTGAGCATGAGTATCGATATGAGCAAACTTGCAACTGGCGTTGCTTATGGCGCTTCTGCTGGAACAGTGGCTAACGGGTTGCTCACCCGGCTTAGCCTGATGAGTGGAGTGCTGTAGGAGTGATATCAGGCATCGTGGTTGCAATTCTGACCTTTGCCATAAACGTCTACTTCAAAAGAAAAGTTTCTCTGGCCCAAATCAAAGCCCTTGAGCAACGCGGTTACATCCCGTCAGAAAAACTTGGGGAGGAATAAGCATGGCTATATCAGGCAGTCTGCGTAATAAGCTGATAGCCGCTGCTGGTGGCGGTGCCATGTTAATCGCGACAGTTTTTATTGGCGGTAAAGACGGTGTTGAAGGGCGGGTATACGAGCCTTACAAGGATGTTGCTGGCGTCTGGACAGTCTGTGATGGTCATACGGGCTCAGACATCATTAAGAACAAGCGCTATACGGACAGGGAATGTGATCGTCTGCTTATTCGTGACCTTAAGCCTGTAGAAAAGGCTGTGAATGAGATGGTTAAAGTGCCTCTCAATGATTACCAGCAGGCGGCGCTTTACAGTTTCACTTACAACGTAGGCATTTCAGCGTTTTCAAAATCAACGCTACTCAAAAAGATGAACGCGGGCGATCAGGTTGGTGCCTGCGAAGAGTTGCGCCGATGGGTTTATGCGGGCGGGATGAAATGGCGCGGGTTGATGAACCGCCGCGATATGGAGCGCTCGATGTGCCTGGCGGACGGTCCTGATGATATCTAAGACAGCCATAGCTTTAATTGTCCTGCTTGTGATTGCGTTACTGACAGCCTCTGGCACGGCTTTTTATTATCGCGGCAATGCCATTGATTTTAAATCGCAGCGGGATAAGGCCTCCGGCGAACTAAAGTTGGCAAATGCCACGATTAATGACATGCAGGTGCGTCAGCGAGACGTTGCTGCCCTCGATGCGAAATATACCAAGGAGTTAGATGATGCGAACGCTGAAAATGACAGGCTTCGCGCTAAGCTGGCTGCTGGTGGCCGGGTGCGGGTCACAGGCGAATGTAAACCGCAATCCACCACCTCCGGCAGCATGGGCAATGCAGGAACCGTCGAACTCTCTCCAGTTGCTGGATCAAACGTTCTCAGTATCCGAGCCGGAATTATCAGCGACCAGTCAAAAGTAAGATATCTGCAGAGGTACATCTTAGAGCAGTGCCGATAGCGTTCGGTGACAGCTTAAACCTCAATCCAGAGCTATACGGCATTGTGCCCAAGGAATTATAGATAGAGCTGCTATTCGGAAAATTGAAAATTAGCCAGTTATCAAACTGGCTATTAAAAACTAGTAGCGCCGTTCTCTTCTAATCAAGCCCGAGCCTGAAGAAGTTGCTTTTTCTTCGTTATCCAATTGCTCAAGATGATCAAGTCCGCTTGCTGTAATGCGGATGGTGGGCAAGTCTAAGTGCCATGGGTAATTAGTTTCATAGGGAGTGAACTTAATGTCCCCAACAATGTAGCCATAATCATTCAGATAAACTAAGTAACCAGTAAGTTCGAGATGATCTCCGATAGACTCATCTAACTTTTCCCAGTCAGAAAGAGGTGAGGGGAACACATCTGCAAGGGCTGTCAAAACTAATAACTTTTTTTTATCTTCAATTTTCATTTTTTATGTCCCGGAGGTTAAGTCAAAATTGACATCAGGGATTATACCATTAAGAACAATTTGATGTTGGCTTCCAAGATTCCAATCATTACAAGTGAAAAAATGAGTGAGGCTAAACAGTAGGACGGAAGCACAGTTAAAGGCTACCGAACTTTATCGCATGGTGAAGTTGGCAAGATGAATCAGTTTAAAGAACTGAGCCGCCAGTTTATCTCCCTGATGCGCGAGCATGGTAGCGATCTCAGCCAGCTTCCACGTGATGACTATCCTTACGATGCATACGAATGGTGCCGTGAAGCGGAAGCCGCAATGAAGAAAGCATGTATGTATGCCTGTCGTGCTGTTGCTCGTCCTGATTCAGATTGCTGAGTATTTAAAAAAGGCGCTCAAAAGATGCGCCCGATGAGGAAATTAGATGTCAAGGCTGAGTAAATATTGATACACGTCTTCCTCTTTAAGCCCGGTTACGTTTGCCAGTCCTTTGCTGAGTTCTTCAAGTGTCATTCCAACAGGTGACTGACCTGATGAGGCTCGCGCAAAGTAGATGCCATTCTCTTTACCAATGTCGTAAAAGATACCGGCGATTTCGACTCTAACCATTAGTCTTCTCCTGAAATTGTTTTATCAACCACCTATCGCCCCATAAATAACCGGCCTATCGACCGGTTATATATATTTAACGCTTACTATCAGGGGTGCGCTTTACCGGCTCCCATGTTGCGCCGGGTTTGCTGGTTGGTGGAGCTGTGTGATTGTCAGGAATAGTAGTGTAGTTATCGGTTTTACCTCCACGAGGGCCAATCTGTTGGTATACACCGCCATCTTTACCACTGTTCTGACCAGGCTTTAAAGACATAAAACCCCCTTAAGGGAATTGCCACAAGATTGAGGCCATAAGATTTTATTAATGAAATCTTATATTTCAAATTGAAATAAATTCATACATTAAGTAATCAATATAAATCAGGTGATTGGATGAAAGTGTGCATTGATGGCGTTGAGTACGCGCCCATAACTGAACGCGTATCGAATATTGGCATCGCCGTCAGCACACACAACCGACATGACGTTTTATCCCGCGCCCTCGAGCATCAGCTTAAGTTTCTTCCTGCTGGTGCGCTGGTGGTTGTTATTGATGACGGTTCTAACATTCCGGTAACTGTTCCCTCTGGCGTCAGAGTTATTCGACGTGACGTGTCACGCGGCATCGTGGCATCAAAGAACGCCAGCCTTAAGGCGCTGATGGATGCGGGCTGCGAGCATTTATTTTTGTGGGATGACGATGCTCACCCTGTAGCTGGTGGTTGGGAACTGCCCTATATCGATTCACCTGAGCCGCATCTTGCCTATCAGTTTCAGGACTTAGCGACAGGTCAGAAGCTTAACGACATAGCCGTGTTATACCGCGACGATAAGCACGTTGCCTATACGGGGCAGCGCGGCGTGATGCTTTACTACCATCGCAGCGTGATTGAAAAGGTAGGTGGGTTTGACCCCATCTATCAGCGCGGCATGTATGAGCATTCAGATTTAGCGTTACGCATTCACAATGCCGGGCTCACGTCATGGGCGTTCGCTGATGTAGTTGGTTCGGAAAAGTTAATTTACTCGCTTGATGAGCATCAGGCTGTTGAGCGTTCTGTACCAAAGCCAGACCGTGAAGCTCAGGTTAAGCGCAATGTGACTATCCACAATGAGCGCCGTAATAGCGGCTACACCGGATATGCTGAGTACCGCGATAAACGCAATGTCGTCATCACCACGTTACTGACTAGCCAGCCGGACCCACAGCGCGGAACAAAGATAACACCTTCACATGACCTGCTGGCTAAGTGGGCGGCATCGCTCAGTGGTTGTGGCCGCATCGTACTGGCTGATGAGTTGGACACTGTTCCGGCTGATACGGAGTTATTTCGTGTGCCTGATGTGAAGATGAATGTCTATTTCCGGCGCTGGCTGCATATCTGGCAGCACTTACGCGATCACCCTGAATATCACTTTGTCTGGTGTACCGATGGCACTGATGTAGAAATGCTTCAGCAGCCATGGCAGGAAATGGAAGAGGGCAAGATTTACGTTGGCTCTGAACCCAAGACTTACGCCGACACATGGGCTAAGCAGAATCATCCCGAAGCTATCTGTCAGGCATTCATTGATGAGCATCGCAATGATGTGATGTTAAACGCTGGACTGCTTGGTGGTACCCGCGATGATGTGATGGCAATAGCGCATGGCATTGTCCGGCTGTATTACCACATCGAATCGTTGCGGTTCTGGGGCAAAGAGCACTCAGCGGCATCCGTTGGCGATATGATCGCTTTCGGCATAGTCGCTCATCGATACACTGACAGGCTTGTGACTGGCCCGCGCGTGCATACCGTGTTTAAATCTGAAGGTGTGGGTAAGGATTATGCCTGGTGGCGGCACAAGTAGAGGTTCTATGAAAGTTTACGTATTGGAATATGTTAACTACGACGACTTCCACGTTTTAGGTATTTTCACCTCGATGGAAAAGGCGTCTGCTGCGAAGGAAGAATTTTTAACTGAGCACCCATTAGATGCATTGGGTGGTAAATATACCGATGACAATTTCGAGATAACTGAAAAAACAATTGATGAAATGAAAGTGCCTCAGCATCTCTAATTTAACCAAAATACATTAAGGTCGCTTCGGCGGCCTTTTTTATTGCTTGCGAAAAAGGTCAACTATGAGTGATGTAAAGTTGGTCGTCGTCGGCCATCACTCGCGCCGCCATCAGGCAGAACAGTTGGCGTGGTCGCTGCGTGCTCACCTGCTGATTGATGAAGGCCAGCACGGCGCAAACTGGAATCACCGCCGCGCCATTGAGTGGGCCAGCCAGCAGGATTGCCCTGTAGTGATACTGGAAGACGATGCGCTGCTGGTAGGTTGCTTCACCGAAAAGGTAGCAGCCTGGCTTGACCGATTCCCTGATGATTTGCTGTCTTTCTATTTAGGCACCGGCAGGCCACCACAGTATCAGCTTGAGGTGGCAACAAAGCTTATTGAAAGCGACCAGCGGCAGACAGACTACATAATCATGAGCAGGCTGATACACGGCGTCTGTTACAGCATACCGCAACATCGTATCAGTGATGTTCTTACAAGGTGGGACAGCGCAAAGCCAGCAGACTACGCCGTTGGTGATGCCTATGGCGGCGACGTTATCTATCCATGCTATTCACTTGTTGACCATGCAGACTCGAACACCGTTGAGCGGCACCCGGACAATGAGCAACGCACACAGCGCCGCAGGGCGTGGAGGCTTGATGCCAGCATTGATCCCAAGAGCATGCAGGAAGCACGGCTGTGCTAAGACCACAACTGACCGCTCAGGTACTGTGAAGCTCACCGCAATCATGGTTGGGAGCAGCATCAGCAGGGGCAGAGCAGGCATGATCGCGGCTATGGCAGCAAGTGGGATGCGATAAGGGCCCGCGTCCTGCAGCGTGATCGGCATCTCTGCCAGAACTGCCTGAGAAGCGGAAGGCCAACAGCAGCCAAGACCGTTGACCACATCGTACCCAAAGCACATGGGGGTACCGATGATGACACCAACCTTGAGGCCCTGTGCTGGCCCTGCCACCGCAGAAAAACCGCAAAAGAAAGGCTTAAATGAGAATCAATATCATCAAAGTGGTTTCAAATGTAACTATCTCACCTCAAATGAGAGCCATTATCATTTATCAGGGGGAGGGCGGGTCGAAAGTTCACCCCTCTCGCCTTTAAGGACCGCCGCCTAACCTTTTTCCGCATCGCCGCAGGTTAGAAAACTTTTTTATGGGCTCCCCCAAGCATCGATTGATAGGAGTTTTCGATTATGCCAGGACCGCCGAAAACCCCTACCCATCTGCAATTGGTGAGGGGTAACCCTTCGAAACGGGCCGTCAACAAGAACGAGCCTAAACCGCCCTCTGGGGTACCCACAACTCCGAAGCATTTCAGCAAGCAGGAAAAGTACTGGTTCAAGCGGCTGGGTGACGAACTCGACTGCATGGGCGTAATTACCAAGCTGGATGGCATGGCGCTGGAACTTCTGATCGGGGCTTATATTGAATGGCGCACACATCGTGATTATCTCGATGAAGAAGGCGAGACGTACACCACCAAAACACAGACGGGCGACACGCTGATAAAAGCTCACCCCCGCGTTGCCATGATGGCTGATGCGTGGAAACGGCTCAGGGGCATGATGTCGGAATTCGGTATGACACCCGCATCACGCAGCAAAGTGAATACGGGCGGTACCGGAGAGGTTGACCCGTTCGACGAATTTCTTAAAGCGAGAGAATAATGGCAAAGGTCAGTGACGGAATACGCTACGCCGAAAGGGTTGTGGCGGGGGAAATTGTTGCCGGAAAATACGTAAAGCAGGCCTGCACCCGTTTCCTCAATGACCTGAAAGACGGTGAGCAGCGCAATATCTTTTTCAGTGAGAGCCGTGCGCAGCATATTCTCAACTTTTATAAATTTGTGCCTCACGTCAAAGGCGATCTGGCTGGTAAGCCCATTGACCTGATGGACTGGCACATCTTTATTCTGATAAATATTTTTGGCTTCGTAATTCCATTAATCAACGAACAGACGGGAAAGCCGGTTATTAACGAAAAAAACCGGCCGGTTATGGTCAGGCGTTACCGTACAGCTTACAACGAGGTAGCGCGTAAAAATGCCAAATCGACAGTTTCTTCCGGCATTGGGCTTTATATGGCAGGTGCTGATGGCGAAGGTGGCGCAGAGGTTTATTCTGCGGCCACGACTCGCGACCAGGCCCGAATCGTGTTTAACGATGCAGTTAACATGATCAAGCAGTCAAAAGCCGCCCTGGGCAGGTTGATGGAATTTAACAAGATGGCGATTTTTCAGGAGCGCACAGCTTCCAAATTTGAGCCACTTTCCAGCGATGCCAACAATCTCGACGGCCTGAATATTCACTGCGCAATCGTGGATGAACTTCACGCACACCGCACCCGTGCGGTATGGGATGTGCTTGAAACGGCAACCGGCGCACGCTCACAGCCACTTTTGTTTGCCATCACGACAGCCGGATTTAATAAAGAGGGAATCTGTTACGACACCCGCGACTACGCCACTAAGGTGCTTAACGGTATCGTTGAGGATGATTCTTTCTTTGCCATCATTTATACGCTGGATGATGAAGACGATCCCTTTGATGAGTCGGTATGGCAGAAGGCCAATCCGGGTCTGGGGGTGTGCAAACGCTGGGACGATATGCGTCGCCTGGCAAAAAAAGCCAGAGAGCAGGTTTCTGCACGAAATAACTTTCTGACAAAGCACCTCAATATATGGGTCACGGCTGAATCCGCGTGGATTGACATGATGAAGTGGGAGGCCTGCCCGCCACTGGCTCCTGAGCATGAGCTTAAAACCTACCCGCTTTGGGTGGGTGTTGACCTTGCCAACAAGATTGATATCTGTGCCGCAGTGAAAATCTGGCGTGCGCCAGGCGGTCACGTTCATGCAGACTTTAAATTCTGGCTTCCTGAAGGGCGGCTGGAGCGTTGTTCTCGTCAGATGGCAGAGCTTTACCGGGACTGGAGCGAAACCGGTGCACTGACGCTAACCGATGGTGACGTTGTGGATCACGCCGTCATTAAAGAAGACCTGATTGCCTGGCTAAGCGGCGAAAATCTTCGTGAGGTAGGTTTTGACCCATGGGGAGCCGTTCAGTTCAGCCTCGCGATGCGTGATGAAGGAGTGCCAATGGTTGAGGTCGCACAGACGGTAAAAAACCTGTCAGAAGCGATGAAAGAAACCGAGGCCATGACCTTTGCCGGAAAAATTCATCATGACAATCACCCGGTTATGAACTGGATGATGAGTAACGTCACCGTAAAGCCTGACAGAAACGAGAATATTTTCCCCAACAAGTCCACGCCGGAGGCGAAGATAGACGGTCCGGTAGCCATGTTTACAGGACTTAGCCGCCTCATACTGAACGGTGGGGAAGACAAACCCGACTTAACGGGGTTCTTTGATAACCCGATCATGGTAGGTTTCTGATGAAAAAAACAGGCATCCGGGGCGCGTTAAAAGTGCGCTCCTGAACTGGCTGGGTGTGCCCATCAGCCTGACTACCGGCACGTTCTGGGAGGAATGGTGGGGTAAAAGCAGCAGCGGAAAAACGGTTTCCGCAGATAAAGCAATGCGCCTGTCAGCAGTCTGGGCATGCACCCGCCTGCTGAGCGAGTCAGTTTCCACGCTTCCGCTTAAGGTTTATCAGCGTCAGCCTGACGGATCGCGAGTGCTGGCGCTGGATAACCCCGTATATCAGGTGTTGTGCCGCCGCCCAAACCTTGAAATGACACCATCGCGATTCATGCTGTCAGTCGTTGCGTCGATATGTTTGCGCGGCAACGCTTTCATTGAGAAAAAGATGATTGGTAAAAAGCTGGTGTCGCTGGTGCCTCTGCTTCCTCAAAACATGGTCGTAAAAAGGCTCGACAATGGCAGTCTTCAGTACACCTACACGGAAGTGAAAACGCAGCGGGAGATTCCGGTTCAGAACATTATGCATATCCGTGGGTTTGGCCTGGACGGCGTTTGCGGGCTGATGCCAATGATGACCGGACGGGATGTGATCGGCGCAGCGATGTCGGTAGAAGAAGCGGCAGCAAAAATATTTGAAAACGGATTGCAGAGTTCCGGCTTTCTTTCTTCAGATGCCGCCCTGGACGATAAACAGCGTGAAAGGCTTAGAGGTTATTTAGAGCGATTCATCGGTTCGAAAAACGCCGGAAAGGTGATGGTGCTTGAAGCCGGAATGAAATATCAGGGCGTAACCATCAATCCTGAAGCTGCTCAGATGCTGGAGTCGCGCTCTTTCAGTATAGAAGAAATCTGTCGATGGTTCCGCGTGCCACCTTTCATGGTCGGGCATACCACCAAGCAGAGTAGCTGGGCTTCAAGCGTTGAGGGGATGAACCTGCTGTTCCTAACCAACACGCTTCGCCCGCTGCTGGTCAACATTGAGCAGGAGATATCACGCTGTCTGCTCGACGGCAGCGACGATGTGTTTGCTGAATTCTCTGTTGAAGGGTTGCTCCGGGCAGACACGGCAGGCCGCTCGGCGTACTACACCACCGCGCTACAGAATGGCTGGATGTCGCGTAACGATGTGCGCCGTCTGGAAAATCTTCCACCGATTGAGGGTGGCGATATCTACACCGTGCAGCTTAACCTCACACCGCTGGATCAGTTACGTGAAAACAACGCTGGTGTTCAGGCCAGTAACCTGATGAAGCTTCACGCTTTCCTCTTCCCGGATATTCCACCGGAACATTCACCGCTTAAAAAAGCGGCTTAGGAGAACCCCAGATGACGATTAAAACGCTTCCGGTTGCACCGGAGGGGCGTCCTTTTGCACGTCAGAATACAGAGCTTCCCACAGCAGCCTTTGAACGGTGGGACGGTGGCATTCGTGCAGCGGGCCAGTCTGGTGATAACACGATCTCCATTCTGGACACCATTGGCGAGGACTGGTTTGGCGATGGCGTTACGGCCAGCCGGATTTCCGGTGCGCTGAGAAGCATTGGCGGCGGTGATGTGACGGTTAACATCAACTCTCCAGGCGGTGACATGTGGGAAGGGCTGGCTATCTATAACCTTCTTGTCACCTATGAAGGCAAGGTCACTGTCAAGGTGCTGGGCATTGCGGCCTCAGCGGCGTCAATAATCGCAATGGCTGGTGATGAGATTCAGATGGGGCGAGGTGCGTTCCTGATGATCCACAACTGCTGGACGATTGCAGCCGGAAACCGCAACGACTTTCGCGCTTATGCGGACTCGCTTGAGCCTTTTGATAAGGCAATGGCAGATATTTACGCCGCCCGCTCCGGGCTGAAGCTGAGCGAAGTACAAACCCTGATGGATAACGAATCCTTTATTTCCGGCAGCGATGCTATTGATAAAGGTTTTGCTGATTCACTGCTGTCAGCCGATGAAATTACCAGCGACGACGAAAGCCCCGCCGCCGCGCTGAGAAAAATTGATGCTTTTCTGGCTAAGGGCGGGATGCCCCGCTCTGAGCGCCGGAAGCACCTCAAGGCTTTAGGTGGCAAGCCGGGCGCTGCCACCTAAGAGAACGACAAGCCGGGCGCTGTCGATGAAATCCACCCTGAAGCACTTAACTCACTCAAAAAACGCGCTGGCTTCGCTCGGCGAATAAGGAAAAAGCATGTCTGATGTAAACGATCTGTTGACGAAAGTCTCAAACAAGCTGGAAAAAGTGTCTGCTGAATTCAGCCAGAAAGCCGAAAGTGCACTGAATGAAGCGAAAAACTCAGGTCAGCTTTCTACCGAAACCAAAGCTGCTGTGGATAAAATCGCACTTGAGCATAATGCGCTCAATGATGCGTTTAAAACCCTGAAATCTTCTGTAGGCGAACTGGAACAGCACGTAGCCAGTATGCCGCTTAACGCAGCTAAAGAAGTGATCCAGTCCGTGGGACAGCAGTTTGTATCTGCTGAGGCCATGAAGGATATTCGCTCCAGCCTGGAAGGCAGCAAGCGCATTTCGGTTCCGGTAAAAGCTGCGCTGACAACCGTTGACGTACCGGGCCAGATTGTGGCGCCACAGCGTCTGCCAGGTATCGATACCGCACCGAAACAGCGACTGTTCATCCGCGACCTGATTGCGCCGGGCCGCACGCAGTCCAACACTATTTATTACGTGAAACAGACCGGATTCACGAATAACGCGGCCGTAGTGCCGGAAAACACCACCAAGCCCTACAGCGATATCAAATTTGCTGAAGAAACTACGCCGGTTCGCACCATTGCGCATATGTTCAAGGCGTCAAAGCAGATTCTGGACGACTTTGCACAGCTTCAGTCAACTGTGGATGCCGAAATGCGCTACGGCCTTCAGTATGTCGAAGAACAGGAAATTCTGTTCGGTGACGGTACCGGCGCACACCTGAAAGGCATCATCCCGCAGGCGGTGACTTTCAAACAGGCCTTTGCCGTAAAAAAACAGACCAGCATCGACGTTCTGCGTCTTGCCATGCTTCAGGCGCAGCTTGCCCGCTTCCCGGCAACCGGTCACGTCCTGCATTTTACCGACTGGGCTGGCATTGAACTGAGCAAAGACGATCTGGGCCGCTACATCCTGGCTAACCCGGCTCAGCTTACCTCGCCAACGTTGTGGGGTCTGCCAGTTGTGGCGACCGAGGCCGCGCAATTCCTGGGCAAGTTTCTGACAGGTGCCTTTAATGCAGGTGCGCAGCTCTTTGATCGTGAAGACGCAAACGTAGTGGTTTCCAGCGAAAACCAGGACGACTTTGAGAAAAACATGATCACCATCCGTTGCGAGGAGCGCCTTGCTCTGGCGGTGTATCGTCCTGAAGCGTTTGTCTGGGGTAGCCTGAGCGGTTCAGGTAGCTGATATCAACGCGGCCTCCGGGCCGCTTTTTAACGGATTCAGCCATGATTGTTTCAATCGATACCGTCAGGGAGCATTGCCGTATTGATACTGACGATACCAGCGAAGATTCGCTGCTGACCATCTATATCGGTGCTGCAAAACGTCACATTGAACGGTGGACACGCCGTAATATTTACGAAACCAACGCCGACCCTGGATTTTCCACCGACGAAAACGGCCTTCTTCTTGATGATGATATCCGGCTGGTGGTGCTGCTTCTTGTCGGTCACTGGTACGAAAACCGTGAGGCCAGCGTGACGGGTGTTTCGGTGTCAACGCTGCCTCTGGCGGTTGAATCACTGCTTCAGCCATACCGCATCTACGGTCTGTAGGGGGGGATTATGCAGGCAGGCCGGTTAAGGGACCGCGTAACAATTCAGAACTTCACAACATCACGCTCACTGTCCGGGCAACCGCAGAAATTGTGGATTGATGTTGCAACGGTCAGGGCAGAGGTAAAGGGTATCAGCGGGCGGGAAATGATGACCGCCGATGCCGAAAGGGCAGAATCCACGATCAGGGTCTGGATGCGCTATCGCAGCGATATCACAGCAGCATCAAGGATTTTATGTCTGACGGGGCCATTTAAAGGAAAGGTCCTGAACGTTTCAGGTCCACCAATCCCAGACAGCAAGGGTGTCAGGCTGGAAATTTTGTGTAAGCAGGGAGTTGAACCATGATCGACACGCGACTCGACTTTTCCGGCCTTATTGACCTGTCAGATGACCTGAATACGCTCAGTAAAGCCGAAAATCGTAAAGTTCTTCGTGACGCGACACGCGCCGCCGCCACGGTGGTCCGTGACGAAGCCAAAAAGCGCGCCCCACGCAAAACCGGTCGGCTGGCCCGTAATATCGTTGTGGCCACGCTCCGGGAGCGCGATGGCGGTATTGCTTCTGGTGTACATGTGCGCGGCACTAACCCGGTTACGGGTAAAAGTGACGGTAAGATGAAAACGGGTGACCGCAATAATGCTTATTACTGGCGCTTTCTGGAACTGGGCACGTCAAAGATGCCGCCTGTGCCGTTTCTGCGCCCGGCCTATGACGCCCGACAGGAAGATGCGGCGAAAGCGGCCTTTGAGGTGGCGAACCGGTCAATCGATAAGGTGCTGGCAAAATGAAAGAGGCAGACGTTTACCCGCTGCTGGCTGGTATAGCAGGTGGCAGGGTTTATCCCTACGTTGTGCCACTCAATCCGCAGGGCGAACCGACAGTCACCGCGCCGTGGGTGGTTTTTTCCATCATCACTGAAGTTTCAGCGGATGTGCTGTGCGGTCCGGCAGAGAAAACCGCTTCGCTTCAGGTGGATGTTTACGCCAGCAGTATCGATGAGGCCAGGCTAATTCGTGAAGAGGTCCGCAGTGCGCTTGAGCCGCTCGGTTACAGCGACATGAGCGACACTAACGGCTACGAGCCGGACACGGCACTTTACCGCGCCATGCTCGACGTGCGCATTATCAACTGATCCACACCAAATCACCATGCCACCTTCGGGTGGCTTTTTTATTTTGGAGAAAAGCATGTCCAGTAAGTATGAAAAAACGAAGGGGATGACCTTTGGCGTGTCATCTGGCCCGGTGACGGTTGCCAATCCAGTCAATGCGCAGTGGCTGGAAGCCGCCTGTGCGACGAAGGAGATCACCTACACGGGCGGTCAGAAGTCAGATATTGACGTGACCACGCTCTGCTCGACCGAGCAGGAGCAGACTAACGGCCTGGCTGCACCGGCTGAAATGTCCATTTCCCGTAACTGGGTGGGCGATGAAGAGGCGCAGATGTCACTCCAGACCGCCTATGAAAACGACGAACTCCGCGCCCTGCGGATTCTGTTCCCGTCCGGTAACGGCTTTTACGTACTGGTTGAGGTCCGTCAGAGTTCCTGGACGGCGGGCACATCGGCGGTGGTCAGTGCGACCTATTCCCTGCGTGTGAAAGGCAAGCCGGTTCCGATCAAGGCCAGTCAGCCCGGTTCTTAATTTCCACTGATGCGCCTGCGGGCGCTTTTCATCTTTTATATATGGCATCGACGCCAGCAGGAATTATGAAATGTCCAAAACAGCACAGAACAAAGCATCACCGGCTTCACTTCGCGCTCTGGCGCTTGCTCCATCGTCCGGTTTCCGTACTGCCAGCGTCACCGTGCCAGAATGGCAGGGTGTGCGTGTAAACATCCGCGAACCCTCGTCACAGGCGTGGCTTGAGTGGGAATCCGTCATTCGCCCTGCTCTTAAAGAAGGCGAAGAAGAAGACGCGCTGACTCCGGCGCAGATCGCACACCGCAACATCAAAGCCGATGTGATGCTGTTTATTGACGTGGTCCTGGATGAAGACATGATGCCGGTATTCCTGCCTGAAGACCGTGAGCAGGTTCAGGGCATTTACGGTCCCGTTCATGCCCGCCTTCTGAAGCAGGCCCTTCAGCTCAGCACGTCACAGGCAGACGCAGAAGCAAAGTAAAATCGCCCGGCATGTTCTTCCTGATGACGCTTGCGCTCCGTCTGGGGCGCACGCTGCACGAACTCAAGACTTCACTGACGGCTTCAGAACTCAGAATGTGGATCGAGTTTGACCGCATCAGCCCGATTGGTGACAGGCGCGGCGACATTCAGGCGGCGCAGGTTGCTGCTGCCACGCTTAACGCTCAGGGCGGCAAGTTCAGCATTGACGATCTCCTGCTCAGGTGGGGCCACAGCGATCAGCAGCAGGAAGAATCTGACGGGCTGGAAAACTTTCTCGGCGAACTCTGTGCGTAACCGGACATAAAGGGTAAAAAATGGCTACGCTCCGCGAACTCATTATCAAAATTTCTGCAAACTCATCCTCGTTTCAGTCTGAGATTTCGCGCGCTTCACGTATGGGTGCCGATTATTACAAGACGATGGAGCAGGGAGGGCGCAGGGCAGCGGCGTCCTCGCGTGAATCACAGCGGGCGCTGACAGAACTTAATTCACAGCTTGCCTCAGTGCGGGCCACTGCTACCGGCATGGCGGGTGCTTTTGCCGGTGCATTTGCAACCGGCCAGCTTATCCATTATGCCGATACCTGGAATCAGCTCAGCGGTCGCCTTAAGCTGGCATCTACCTCAACAGAGGATTTTACCAGCGCACAGAAAACGCTGATGGACGTCAGCCAGCGGACAGGTACGTCTTTTGAGGCCAACGCCAACCTTTACAGCCGTATCGCGTCATCACTGCGTGATGCGGGGTATGCGTCACAGGACGTTGCGAAAGTAACCGAAACCGTAGCGACCTCGCTTAAGCTTTCCGGTGCCAGTACGGAAGAAGCCAGTTCTGTTATTACACAGCTCAGTCAGGCGCTGGGCTCCGGCGTCCTGCGCGGTGAAGAATTTAATGCCATCATGGAAAACGGCGGCAGGCTGGCAAAGTTGCTGGCTACCGGTCTGAACACCACGATTGGCGGTCTGCGCAACATGGCGAACAACGGTCAGTTGACGACCGACAAGCTTATTCCGATCCTGACCAATGTCGAACTGCTGCGCAAAGAGTTTGACACGCTGCCTGCTTCCGTAAGCGGCTCCGCTCAGAAAGTGGAAAACGCCTTTATGGCGTGGGTGGGCGGCACCAACGAGGCAACCGGCGCATCAGCCGCGCTGGCCCGCACCCTTGACGGTCTTGCGGGCAACATCAATAACGTGGCAACCGCCGCTGGCGTGCTGGTTGCCGTAGGCGTTGCCCGCTATTTTGGTGGGATGACTGCCGGCGTTGCCAGTGCTACCGCCGCGCTGCTTGAAAACCGCAGAAACCAGATAGCGCTTGCCGATGCCCAGGCGGTTGCCGCCGTGCAGGCACAGCGTAAGGCGCTGGCGAATGCCGAAGCAGCCCGCTCTGATTTTAATCTGGCGCTGGCCGAAGCTAACGTGGCCAAAAACACCAACGCCTCCGCACTCGCCACGCAGAACCTGACCGAAAAGCGCAGTGCGATGATTGCGGCCAACGCGAAACTGGTGCTGTCAAACCGTGCCGTCACCACGTCACAGGAATCGCTTAACGCCGCCACATCGGCAGTGGGGCTGATGAAAACGGCGGGTGCTGGTCTGCTGTCGCTGGTTGGCGGCATTCCGGGGCTGGTGCTGCTCGGTGCCGGTGCCTGGTACACGATGTATCAGAATCAGGAGCAGGCCAGAAAGTCCGCGCAGGAATACGGCAGCACGATTGATGAGGTCAGAAAAAAGGCACAGTCGCTGGCGCTGCCACAGGTCGATGAAAACCGGGGCAAAACCATTGAGGCGCTGAACGAACAAAACCGCCTGATTGACGAGCAGAAGGCCAAAGTTGCCGAAGTTAAGCAGCAGATGGCCGACCTCAGCAGCGCACGGGGCAGTACCGGACTCAGCAGCGAAAATGAGGCCAACATAACCCGTGCAATGGCGATCCTCACGGGCAATCTCAGGGTAGAGGAGGAGCGGCTTTATCAGCTTCGCGGCCGCTCTGCTGACATTCAGCAGGCGCTGGAGGCGATTGAGCGCCGCCGTAATGATCTGATACGCGAACAGGCATGGCGGCAGAATGCCGCTTACCAGTCGCTGGTGAGCATGAACGGCGAAAACACCGAGTTTAACCGTCTGCTTTCGCTGGGTAACCAGCTTCTGGCCTCACGTAATGGCCTGGTCAGGTCACCAATGGCTGTGCCACAGGCGGCAGTGAGTGCGCCGGATCAGCAGACACTTCAGCAGAAGCAACAGGCCGCTGAGCTGGCCGGATTAACTGGCCTGGCGAAAGTCAGGAAACAGGCTCAGTTTGACCTGGAAAAAATGGGACGTACTGGCGTTGAAAATGCTAAGTACTCCATGCAGTACGTCAAGGCGCTGGAGGATGAGTACAACAATACGCAGAAAGTTTCAGAAGCCAAAAAATCTGACACTTCCGCGACCAACGCAAAAAACAAGGCAGAGCGTGAAGCGGCCACAACCGCTGAACAGTACAGCCGGAAAATTGCCGATCTGAGCGTAGCCATTGAGGTGCAGAAGGTCAGGGCAACACAGGGTGAAAAAGCCTCAGAGCTTTATGCTGCTTCTCATCAGGCAGGCACCAAATGGACAGAAGAGCAGCGTAAAAGCATCCGTGACAATGCGACAGAGCTTGAGCGCTGGACGCAGAAGGCCGATGCAAACGTTAAAAAGCAGAATGAGCAGGCTGAAGCGTTAAAGGATTTAACGCAGGCCGCCAGAAAGCTTCGTGACGAATCGACGCTGACGACTGAAACCCGCGGGCTGAGCGATCGTCAACGTTCCCGTTTTGATGAAACCCAGCAGATTAACCGGTTTTTCGACAAGACCGACAAAGGGACACAGGCGGTTGCCGCTCAGAAAGCCGCACTGGATGAGCTGGACGCCAAATATAAAGCCATCGCGGCGGCTGATGCAGACTGGCGCTCAGGTATCAGTAAAGGTTACGAAAACTGGCTTGAGAGCGTCAGTAATGTGGCCGGCACAGTTTCCCAGGGCATTACCAGTACCATGAGCAGTGCGCTTGATAACATGTCTTCCATGCTGGTTGGCAGTAAAGCCGACTGGAAGTCGTGGGGCCTGTCTGTGCTTCAGATGATATCGAAGGTCGCGCTTCAGATTGCGATTGTCAATGCAGTCGGCAGCAGCGGTTCGTCACTGGGCAGTATTCTGGGCTCGGTGGCGGGAAGCTTCGGCGGCGTGGCGGCTGGCTCAGCAGGGGCAGCATCTACCGGGGCCATGGGGCTTGCAACCAGCTATACCGGCTATGACGGTGGCGGATTTACCGGATGGGGTGGAAAACATGAGCCTGCTGGCGTGGTGCATAAAGGCGAGTTCGTGTTTACCAAAGAAGCCACTGAACGCATTGGCGTTTCCAACCTTTACTCCATGATGAAAGGCTACGCCGATGGCGGCGTGGTGGGTAATGGCACACCTGCATTCTCATCAGGCGTTGATCGCGCTGGCAGTAATGGCGGCGGTATTGTTGTAAATGCATCGGTGAGTGTCGTCCAGGGCGAGTCTTCGGGTGATGCATCAGCCAGCGGTACCCTGAGTGCGGCGAAACAGCTTAAAGGCATCGTTGAAACCACGCTGACTGAACGGATTAAAAAGGAAATATCACCGGGTGGTCTGCTCTACAGGCCCGCTTAAGGGGAATTTATGGCTACAGACACATTTACCTGGTGCGCACGGGTAGAAGCCAGTGAGCAGGTTGCAGTCTCAGTCATACAGGCGCAGTTCGGAGACGGCTACAAACAGGTGGCAGGCCGGGGGATTAACGATCAGTCAGAATCATGGTCGCTGACGTGTAACGGTAACAAAACAGCTATGGCAGAGGTTCGCACTTTTCTACGCAGCCACGTTACAGCGTCATTCTGGTGGACTAACCCCTGGGGAGAGAAAAACCTTTATCGCGTTAAGGCTGACTCCATCAATCCAAAATTTGTTAACGGCAGCTTTGCGGAGATCGCCTTCACGTTTGAGCAGGCTTTCGCGCCGTGACATGTCACGCATCAACAGGACGCTCCGGCGTCCTTTTTTTATGGGTGAAAAATGAGCTTTAATCAGGATATTCAGACGCTGGAGCCGGGAAGCCTGGTGCATCTGATAGAAATTGACGGTACGGCCTTCGGGCTAGATACCGTTCTCCGCTTCCATGCCTACAACATCTCAGCCGAGGGCTGGAAATCTTTTGCTACGGAAAACCTGCCCTCCATCATCTGGCAGGGCAACGAGTACGATCCACACCCTTACGAGCTGACCGGGCTTGAAATGACCAGCTCCGGTTCTCAGCCCACGCCAAAACTTTCTGTCGGCAACGTGGGTAACTACGTCACTGCGCTTTGCCTTCAGTTCGACGATATGGTTAAGGCAAAGGTAAAAATTCACACAACGATGGTGAAATACCTTGATGCGGCCAACTGGACAGAGGGCAACGCCAACGCCAATCCACAGGAAGAGCGGCTTCAGGTTTTCTACATCAATTCCAAGACCGCCGAAAACCGCAATCAGGTCGATTTTGAGCTCTGTTCTCCATTTGACATTCAGAGCCTGCAGCTACCTTCGCGTCAGATTACGCCTGTCTGCACCTGGTGTATGCGTGGCTGGTACCGTACCGGAACCGGCTGTGACTATGCAGGCACCCGTTATTTCGGCAAAGACGGTTCGGCAACATCAGACCCGTCAAAGGACGTTTGCGGTGGTCGCCTGGCTGACTGCAAGGCGCGTTTTGGTGACAGTGAACCGCTGCCATTCGGCGGCTTCCCCGCTGCTAACCTTCAGGGGAAATAGCGATGCGCGAAAAAATCATGGCGGCAATTACCGAGCATGTGGCCGCTGAATATCCGAAAGAAGCCTGCGGGCTGGTGGTTCAGTCAGGCAGGGCGCAGAGATACATCCCCTGCAAAAATATTTCAGATAATCCAACCGAGCATTTTGCAATCTCTCCAGAGGAAAAACGCCAGGCTGAGCAGCAGGGTTCAGTTCTGATGGTTATTCACTCTCACCCGGATGTGCCTCAGCTTATCCCGTCTGAACGTGACCGTGTGCAGTGTGATTACTCCGGCGTGGAGTGGGGGATCATGTCGTGGCCGGACGGCGATTTCTGCACCATCAGCCGCGGGGGGAACGTGAGCTGGTCGGGCGTCAGTGGGTGCTGGGCTTTGCTGACTGCTGGACGCTCATCATGGATTACTACCGTCAGGAACACGGCATCACGCTGAATAACTGGTCGGTGGATTATGAATGGTGGCTGAACGGCAAAGAAAACCGTTATGACGATAACTGGCAGGCTGAGGGCTTTATCGAGGTGCCACTTCAGGACATGCGCGAAGGCGACATGATCATGATGCGCATTCAGTCGCCCGTCACCAACCACGCGGCAATATATCTGGGTAACAACCTCATTCTTCATCATAACTCGGGCAATTTATCCACGCGCGTTCCCTATGGCGATTACTGGCGTAACCGCACCGTGCGTGTCGTGCGCCGAAAGGAGCTGGCTGATGCTTAAAACGATGCGTTTAAAAGGGATCATGGCAAAAAAGTTTGGGCCGGTTCACCGTTTCCACGTTGCAGACCTGCGCGAACTTATCCGCGCTATGTGTTCACAGGTGCCGGGCTTCAAAAAGTACGTATCTAACGCGCATCTTAACGGTGTCCGTTTTGCTTTTTTCAGTGGCAGAGACAATATCTCGCTACAGGAGTTTGATATGTGCTCAGCGTCTGCTGAGTTTGAGATGGAACCCATTATTGAAGGCTCCAAGCGCGGGGGCATGCTTCAGGTCGTTATCGGCGCTGTTGCGCTCGTTGCTGCTTATTTCACGGCAGGCGCATCACTGGCGGCCTTTGGACTGAGCGCCGCAGCGGCAACCGGTGTGACCACGGCATTAACCGGGCTGGGTATCAGTATGTTGCTGGGCGGCGTGGTGCAGATGCTGACCCCGCAGCCGAAGTACAACGTAGGCGCATCGTCCAGCACCGATAACAAACCCAACTATGCCTTTGGCGCACCGGTCAACACCGTTGCAATGGGTTATCCGGTGCCGGTGCTTTACGGCCAGCGGGAAATTGGCGGTGCGATCATCAGCGCGGGCAGTTTTACCAGCGATCAGCAGTAAAATTCAGAATCAGACAGGCCACCTCCGGGTGGCTTTTTTTATGGGTGAAATATGCGGCTTCTTGACGGCGAAATCATATACCAGGGTAACAAGGGCGGTGGCGGCGGTGAAGCGCACACGCCCGTTGAGCAGCCAGACGACCTGCTTTCCGTCGCCAAATTAAAACTGCTGGTTGCAATCTCTGAAGGCGAAATTCAGGGAGACTTAACGGCGCAGCAGATTTACCTGAACGACACGCAGCTTGCCAATGATGACGGCACCTATAATTTCACTGGCGTGGTGTGGGACTGGAGGAAGGGCACGCAGGACCAGACCTACATTCCGGGCATGCCGGAAGTGGATAACGAGCTGTCCGTTGGCGTGACCGTCACACAGTCTGTGCCCTGGACGCGCCAGTATACCAACCTGTCGCTGGATGCCGTGCGCATCAAACTCAGCCTTCCCTTGCAGTATCAGTACAAAGACAACGGCGACATGGTCGGCACGGTGACGCAGTATGCAATCGACCTGTCAACCGATGGCGGGTCATGGGTGCAGGTTGTGGATGGTCGTTTCAGCGGCAAAACCACATCGGAATACCAGCGCGATCACCGCATCACCCTCCCGCGTGCAACAAGCGGCTGGTCGGTGCGCGTGCGCCGTATCACTGCAGATTCGAATTCCTCAAAGCTCATTAACGCTTTCAAAGTTTTTTCGTTCGCAGAGGTCATCGACAGCAAGCTGCGCTATCCCAATACTGCCCTGCTTTATATTGAAGTTAATGCGCAGCAGTTCAACGGTCAGGCCCCAAAAGTAACCTGCAAGCCCAAAGGCAAGCTGGTGCGCGTTCCGACCACGTATGACCCTGTAAGCCGCACTTACAGCGGTAGCTGGTCTGGTGATTTTAAATACGCTTATACCAACAATCCTGCATGGATTTTCTACGACCTGGTGCTGGATAAAATTTACGGCATGGGTAACCGCGTTGATGCGTCCATGATTGATAAGTGGGAGCTTTACAGCATTGCGCAGTACTGCGATGAGCCGGTTTCAAACGGCGCAGGAGGCACAGAACCGCGCTTTACCTGTAATGTATTCATCCAGAGCCAGCAGGACGCCTACACCGTTCTGAAGGATATTGCTGCCATTTTTCGTGGCATTACCTTCTGGGGAAATAACCAGATATTCATTAACGCAGACGTGCCGCAGGTGGACTCAAACGGCAACGTTGATGTGGATTTTGTCTATCACGCCGCAAACGTCATTGACGGCATGTTCAGCTACGCCGGAGGCAGTTACAAGAACCGCTATTCATCCTGTCAGGTTAGCTGGTCAGACCCGGTCAACCATTATTCCGATACGGTTGAGGGTGTTTACGATTCAGAGCTGGTGCAGCGCTATGACGTCCGGGAGATGAGCCTGACGGCGATTGGCTGTACGTCACAGAGTGAAGCGCACCGCCGTGGCCGCTGGGCTATTCTGTCGAACGCCAAAGACGGCACGGTATCCTTCGGCGTTGGCCTGGACGGTTATATTCCGGTTCCGGCTGAAATAATCGGCGTTGCTGATCCGTTCCGAAGCGGCAGGCAAAACGGCGGGCGGCTGAGTTCGGTTAACGGGCGTAGCTTCGGACTTGACCGCGCCATTGACTACGCCGCCGGCGACAGGCTTGTGGCGAATCTGCCAGACGGAACGGCACAGACACGCACAATATCTGCCGTCAGTGATGATAAAAAAACAGTAACGGTTGCTACGGCGTTCAGAACCCAGCCTGTTGCCGGTGCAGTCTGGGCGATAGACAGTGACAATCTGGCTATCCAGTATTTCCGCGTCACTTCTATCTCCAGCAATGACGATGGCACGTTTACTGTCGCGGGCGTCCAGCACGACCCGAACAAGTACCGCTATATTGATGATGGCGTTCGAATTGAGCCAGCGCCGATCACCGTCACCCCCATAAATGTTCTCAAGGCTCCGGCTAATATCAAACTGGCAGAGGTCAGCTACGTTGAGCAGGGGCTGTCTGTTGCCTCCATGCAGGCCACATGGGACAGGGTAGAGGGTGCAATCAGCTACGTGGCTCAGTGGCGCAAGGACAAGGGCGACTGGGTTAACGTCAGCCAGACCAGCGCACAGAGCTTCAGCATCCGGGGCGTTTACAGCGGTGTTTATGACGTGCGTGTCAGGGCGGTGAATGCCGCTGAGGTCTCTTCACCCTGGGGATTTTCCGACAGCACGACAATCACGGGCAAGGCGGGCAAACCGGGAACGCCGGTTAACCTGATGGCCACAGACAATGTGGTATGGGCTATTGATGTCACATGGGGCTTTCCTGATGGCTCAGGCGACACGGCTTACACCGAGATTCAGGTTGCCACAACCGCTGATGGACAGAATCCACAGTTCCTTGCTTATGTACCCTATCCGGGTGTGAGCTATCAGCACGGACCGATGTCTGCTGGCGTTCGTCGCTGGTACCGCGCCCGGTTGGTGGACAAAATCGGGAATACCGGTGACTGGACAGGTTTTAAAGCGGGTATGTCCAACGTCAACGCTGACGAGCTGATAGGTAGCGTGGTTGAAGAATACCTTCAGTCTGAAGACGGCAAGGCGCTGCTGACGCCGCTCATTACCGACCCGAAAGCACTCGCTGAAAGCATTCTCGCCAACTATGACGATGTAGAGCAGCAGTGGGCGAACTACGGAGAGAACCGTGCCGGAATCATTGAGGCCAGAAAGGTTGCTGCTGATGCGCAGAGCTCTGTTGCTGATCTGAACACAACCGTTACAGCCGGATTCAAATCCACTAATCAGGCAATCGCGGATAATTCAGCAGCCATTCAGCAAAAAATGACCGCATATGCAGATGCTAACGGCGGATCGGCCATTTACACGCTGAAGGCGGGTATCAGCTATGGGGGCGTGAACTATGACGCGGGTATGTCTGTTGCTGTGACCATCAACGGCTCTCAGGTCAACACGCGTTTTGCAGTCAATGCTAACCAGTTCGTCGTTATCAATGGCAGTGGAAATAACGTGTATTCACCCTTCGTTGTAAAAGACGGTCAGGTGCTTATCAGCCAGGCGTTCATAGGTACTGCATGGATAGGAAGGGGGAATATTACTGATGTGCTCCAGTCTGATAATTACGTTCAGAATCAGGTGGGCCTCAGCATCAATTTCAAGACCGGTGTTATTGAAAACTATGGATCCGTTTCTGGCGAAGGAAAGTATAAACAGACAAATACCGGAATATCAGTTTTGTCTGCTGATGGTTCGCTGGTTCAGGTTGGGCGTTTAACTGGAGAGTTTTGATGGCTAATTGGGGTTTTGGAACGTGGGATGCTCAGGGCCGAGATACAAATACCGGAATAGTGAGAATTCTGGTAGCCGGGACCCTCGAAGTGGCAAATGGTCAACAAAGCGGATCATTTTCCTTTCAGGTTCCGGCTGGCTATTATCTTGATTATACCTTTCAGGCTAATATGGGTACTTCGCCCAAGGGAAGGCGAAGGGTAAGTATCTCAGGCAATAATTTCAGCATCAGTTCCGCAGGCGATTCTGATTACTCAACAGGAACGCTACAGGCCTATGCAGGAACATTTCTTTTTTTTGTCAGGAAATAGAATATGGATTTCGGGGTTGCTCTTTCTGATAATTCTGGTAATCCCTTTTACATTAAAGGGACCATGCCATTAACACTGATGGGAAAACAAACTTTTTCTATACCTTCAGGTGGGTTAGGATCGGCGGTGGTGCATGAGAACGATAACGTTCTAAGGTTGTTTTACTATGATGCATCTGGAGGTGATGGTTATGCTTTCTATTCCAGAGACACCCAAAATCGAGGAGTCCTTACATACGGAGGCAATAACAGATCATGCGTTATAACCCTATACACATTTGGATACCAGTATCAAAATCCTCCTAAATTCGGCATAGGTATTTTTGATAATGCCTCTCCGCGTCGTTGCATCATTCATAATCAGTCTAAAGTACTCAGTAATGTTCAGAATCTCGGAACAGAAGGGGATGAGAATGCTGGCTACAAAATTTCGGTAAATCTCTCAGGGCGGTGGGCCGTAAGCCCGGTAATGACAGGATTAATTACCGGTGTGATCAATCAGGGTGGGCAGGCCTATCCTTTTCAGTCAGTTTTTTATGCCAGATCACTTTATGATGGAAATAGTTCAGCTATTGCTTCAATATTAGACAAAGGTGTTCCCACCGGTGGTGTAAGCAATGTTACGTATTCCAACTTTCGAAACAGAGTTTTTGCTGTGGATATGTCAAGGTATTAATATTAGATCGTCATGATTGAATATTCTGTTTGAAATAATATACATAATGAATTAAAACACTGGAAACCAGTTTAAGGAAGAAAAAATGAAATTAATTGCTGTTTTATTTACTTTATTATTTATCTCTGGATGTCAGACTTTGCCGCCTGTACAGTGCACTGCAACTGCCAGCATCGGTGGTCAGGATACCACTGTTCAGATTTACGGCGTCAGAAAGCAGGCCAACCAGACACAGTATTACGCCGGAAACCCTTTCGGCTGGAAGTGGGTATCAAAAACCAACTTTACGCAGTCTACTTGCGAAAAATAAGCAACAAACCAATCACAAATAACCCGGCCACTGAGCCGGGTTTTTTATTGCCCGGAGATCGCCATGGCAGCAGGCACTATCGCATTAACCAACAACTCAGCAACAGTAAACGGAAGCGGTACCAGCTTTACTACAGAGCTAAAGACGGGCGATTTCGTTTACGTCACGGTAGGCGGCGCACCATACACACTGGTAGCTGCTAGCATCACATCAGACACCCAAATGACGCTTGCCGTAGCTTTCGATGGCCCGACAACCAGCGGGTTAGCCTGGAATTCTGTAGCGGCCTCTTTGCTGGTTGCTATTACGCAAAAAATCCTTAATGACTTTGCCAGTGTAGCGCGTGGACGCATTCTCGATTTCCAGAACTGGCAAAAAATTTACAGTGACGTGCAGTCAGTAGATGTAATCCGCCCGGACAGAACTGTGTTCACTGGCCCGAGTTGGGGTTACATGGCGAATCAGTACAAAAATAAACTCGATAAATCAAGTAACCTTGCTGATTTACCTAATATACCGGCTGCCCGAGACAATATTGGTGTTGGCTACGGAACTTCCGCTAATACGGTGGCGCAAGGAAATGACGTACGGCTTAATACTCTGGACAAAAAGTCCGGCGGCACTGTAAACGGAGCCATAACTACAACAGGACCTATCACCGGCCCTGCTACAGGTGGTCTTGCTGTAGGGGCAGGAGAAAGAAACCGTGTAGAATTAAACAACGTAGGTTCTGGCGGGAATACCGGTACGCCTGTGGGCTGGACAGTTTATCGCTGGTATGACGAGCTTGTTCAAACAGGTATTCGACGCGCAGGTGATACGAGTATTCAGTCATACTTCATGGCGATGTCGAATGTGGGCTCCTGGGAATTCCAGCGCTCGGGCAACGCGTCGGCTCCTGGCTCATGGGTTAACGGTTCAGATGAGCGCCATAAGACTAAAATCAAGACTGTCAGCGATCCTCTTTCAGCGGTACTGTCGTGGAGAGGAACAACATACGATAAAAAGGATGGAGTAAGAGAGGTTGGCCTTATTGCACAGGATGTGGAAAAAATTTGTCCTGAGGCTATTACCAATAATGGTGACAGAAAATTCATGGACGGCACAGTTATCCCTGATTTCAAATACCTCAACACAGCCGGCGCTGCGGCTGCCTATCACACTGAAGCCATCAAGACTATTTTTGAGATTCTTTACCAGCTTGCAGAATCACCCGACGAGGCACTGAAAACTCTGGAAGTTATCCGCAAGAGGGCGGAAGAAATCAAAAATATCAGTATTGAACAGGAGTCTCCCCGTAAAGAGAAGCCACCTGTATTTGATGTCCCTACCAATGAAGAACCGGTCAACAACGAAGAAACAGGATCGTAAAAAAGCCCGGCGACCGGGCAATGACTCAGCCGCTCCTGTCTCAGCAGGTTTACGGGGTGGGTGATTAAAGCTTAGTCACTCGCCCTGTACCCTTCAAAATAAAATCCCTTTCCTACCAACACCTTTACAAATCTCACATCCACATCGGCTTGATCAATTTCACGGGTTGATATTACTGTGATTATATACAGTAAAAATCGGAGGGTAAAACAATGCCCCGTGACTACGAAATCATGATTGCCTTTCGCCAGGCCATTAAGCGCGACAGCCAAGGGCGCTACACACTCAGCACACTCGACTTTGTCCGCGAGCTAGATCTCCTTAACTGGCATTACACGCTTCGCGCCGCCAACAAGTGGGTAGAAACGCACACAACAACCTTCCGCGACATCTCAACCTCTGAAGGCGAAGAGCGCGTGTTTCAGGTTTTTAATCCTAATGGTGGCTTCTGATGTTCGCCCTGGTTGACGTTAATTCGTTTTACGCCAGTTGTGAAACGGTATTCAGGCCAGACCTGAAAGGAAAGCCGGTTGTCGTTCTGAGTAACAACGACGGCTGCGTAATAGCCCGTTCTGCCGAAGCCAAGAAATTGCAGATACCTATGGGGGCACCCTATTTCAAGCTGAAGGATGAGTTCAGACGTCATGGTGTGCAGGTTTTCAGTTCCAATTATGCGCTCTACGCCGATATGAGTAATCGCGTCATGACGACCCTGGAGGACATGGCTCCAGCTGTAGAAATATACTCAATTGACGAGGCTTTCATGTGCCTGGATGGCATGCAACGCCTGACCTCATTAGATGCTCTGGGGCGAAGGGTTCGCGCCAGAATTAAAAAGGAAACCCACCTTACTGTCGGCGTTGGCATAGCGCAAACCAAAACGCTTGCGAAGCTCGCTAACCATGCCGCAAAAAAGTGGAGTAAGACAGGGGGCGTTCTGGACTTGTCCAACACAGACCGGCAAAAAAAATTATTGGCGCTTGTGCCGGTTGAGGATGTCTGGGGAGTTGGTCGCCGTATCAGTAAAAAGCTAAATGCCATGGGTATCACCACGGCTAAAGACCTGGCTGACCAAAGCACGTATATCATTCGCAAGCATTTTAACGTTGTGCTTGAACGCACCGTCCGGGAGCTGCGTGGAGAGCCCTGCTTAGAGCTTGAAGAGTTCGCACCAACTAAACAGCAGATAGTGTGCTCACGTTCGTTTGGTTCGCGTATCACCGAATACATGGATATGCGTCAGGCCGTGTGTGCTTTTGCAGAACGAGCCGCAGAAAAGCTGAGGAAAGAAAGGCAGTACTGCAAACAGATAGCCGTATTTGTCCGTACCAGCCCGCATGCAGAGGGAGAAGTATTTTATGGCAATCAGGCCAACGGAAAATTGCTCACACCTTCTAACGATACCCGTGACATTATCCGGGTAGCTATGGACGCTCTGGATCAGATATGGCTCGACGGTCATCGCTATATGAAAGCAGGAGTGATGCTGGGCGACTTTTTCAGCCAGGGAGTGTCTCAGCTCAATCTGTTTGATGAATACAGGCCACAGCCCAACAGCGAAGCCCTGATGCGTGTTGTTGATGGGCTCAACCAGAGCGGCAAGGCTAATTTATTTTTTGCAGGGCAGGGAATTGAAAAGTCCTGGGACATGAAACGCGAGATGCTTTCACCTGCTTATACGACCCGTTTTGCAGATCTGCCAGTGGTAAAATGAGGGAGAGTTTTACCATCATTTTGCCATTGTTTTACCATCGAAAATCGCAGGCAATAAAAAAGCAGCCGTAACAGGCTGCTTTTTAAGGGTAATTTGGTCGGCACGAGAGGATTTGAACCTCCGACCCCTGACACCCCATGACAGTGTTTTAAGAAAAATTCTTAATTTTATTTATTAATGTGAATACCGATTTAACATAGCTTTTTGCGCTTTCATGCGTGATCTTCAAATCTGTTCTGTGAGCAGCCATGTTTCTAACTGATTGCAATTCATGGAACAATATGAATTCGTCTTCACCGATCAAATCAGAATCACGAAACGTTTTAGCTATGCGAGATAAATAAGCAGGTCTTCTTCTTAATGAAGTGGATATATTATTAGGAATTCTACCAGAGTCAGATAACCTGTCAAAAGCTAAGTAAGAAGCTTCAAATAGTTTATTATAAGATTTCATCACAGCCTCAAAAGGGCTAAGGAAACTGAATTCTTGATAGTCCTCGTTTGGTATTTCAGGGTTTTCTTCTGCTATTACATCAGCTTGGGAAGCAGCCTCTTCTACTCTTTGTTCGAATAAAAGCTCAAATTTGTCGTATTTTAGTGATTTGAGATCTCTGACAAGTTTAAGGATATCGTTTCTGCCAAAATAGAGTATAAAAATTACTACTGATGGCCAGGCAAGTGATTTAATAATTGAGGAGAGAAAGGTTAAGGAATCCACAGGATATCGCCAAGAAAATATTTAAATATTTTCATAATTTAGGCGAAACTTAACTCATAAGTCAATGATTTTAAAGGTTGGGAAATTACTGTTTAGTTATGAAATAGTGGCTTAAGCTTATGTTTTTAATGTTAAAAAAAGTGATTTAAAATCCCTCGATCGCAAGGTCGTGCGGGTTCAAGTCCCGCCCCGGGCACCATATTGAAACACCAATAAAATCAAGTAGTAGCAATGTCGTTTAAGCCGCCTCTTTGGGCGGTTTTTTTGTGCCTGAAATTCGGCAGTGGCAGCAAAATGGCGATGACTTGGCGATGGCATTTTTATAATCTGTCTTTAGACGGTTAGACAGTTTTACAAGCGTTTGCAAAAGTCAGCGTCCGAGCGTCAGTAAACTGAGCAGATAAACTTATGATGTAAAAATGATCTAAATGATTACCGTAAGGATCTGACTGACGCAGGCGGCTTTATAATTTACAGATGTTTGTGTCTCCGGCCCAAAAGCGGGAGGCTAGGGTGCATAAGAAAGATGATAAGAACATTGCAATCTTTTGCACAATACGGATCGAGGTGGTTGTAATTTTACAGCGCACGTATTTGATTCGAGCTAACAAACCTCGAATGAGCCATGCTAGCCAAACGCTGATGTATTCAAAGGAAAAATAATTTATATTTCATTAGGTTATGCTTAACAAGCAGCGTTTATAGTTTTAATGATTTTATAGTCAGCGTAAGTGTGAAAACTATTAATAAAAAAGTTAAGATAATCTTCTTTGAAGATAGTCATTTATGTCGGAAACATGGAGGTAACGATGATAAGTGCGCGAAAGCTGGCTGATCAAATGGCAGAAGCTATTCACTTGGACAGCAACATGTTTCGGGGGTTTATACAGGGATTTATGAGCTTGCCCGTCGATTTTTATTACCTGGGCAATGATTTCTTCCATACTGATGATCGATATGTAAATTCTCTTGATAAAGAAAGACTTATACGATTAGTAAAGCATGGGATGGCGTCCAGGCATAATCTTGAAAAAGTTATTAAAATTTTTATGGATAATTTTTTTCAACACGTTGATTTCACTAAGATGAAAGAGATTTCCGCTAAGGGAGGCGGGAATTTTGTTGGCCGCATGACATTCAACCAATTGGCTACTGCCAACATGGGTTATCTTTTCTCTTCACGTTTAATTCCTCGTATTGCCTCCGGGCTAACTATCGGCAGTATCATGTCTCTAGGGGCTGCAATGTCGCGTGCGATTTACGTATCGAGAGATTTACAACGAAGAAACCCTTCAATCTATGACACCTTAAGGCGCATGGGTGATATGGATCTCCTTTATTTTTTAGTGGCTGATAAAACCAGACCCTTTGAAGACGCTGCACAGCTTTGGGTAACAGATAGAAAAAAATTTCACCAAACGTGCTGCTTTTTTTTGAGAAAGTAAAAATATGAAAAATTTTCTGCTTGCTGCTATATCTCGCATTGTTCAAGGCATCGGTATCGGCATATGTGGTCTATCGCTCATCTATGTGGGTTGGTATTTGTTTTTTTCTCATAACGTATACAAATATTACCTTGCCGTAGCGAGTTTAATGGGGCTGGTTATTGGGTACTATATCTTTAAGTTTGCCGTGCGAAAAATATACGATGAAAGCCCTGGCGACTGGTGATTTTCGTGGCGGTAAAAACAAATTATGTAGCAGTAATGCGCTGGCATAGTTACGTTAAAAGTCGCTATGTATCATGAGATTATGATTGATAAGAAGCCTCAATAGCTTTTAAAATCCCTCGATCGCAAGGTCGTGCGGGTTTAAGTCCCGCCCGGGCACCATATTGAAACACCAATAAAATCAAGTAGTAGCAATGTCGTTTAAGCCGCCTCTTTGGGCGGTTTTTTGTTTTTAAAGTCCCACGTCCTAATATGTCTTCCTAATATATCAATCCTGTTTCTGACCTCCGACAACCAGCACAACCACGATCTTCCTGCTGTGACGTGCGGTTTGTTTCACGTTCTTATGCTCTGAAATTTCCTGTTTGGTATAAATGTTGCCATCGAGATGCGATATCCCTTTTGCTTGTAAGTCACGAAAAGTGAAATTGAAATCTGGTCCAGGAAAAGCAGCTTTTGCTTCTTGCCTGGCTTTAAGCCAGAGCTGTTAAAACCATCAGATAGCGCTACAGAAACGATATTGGCTATGAACTGATACACATTAGTGATTTTTCACATTTTTTATAAAAAAAAGTTCAAAAGATAGGTTCAAGGCTCACCATGTCATGGATGTTGAGCTAATCTATTAATTTTTTTTATGAAATGAGGCGCTCATGACTTGTTTATCTGTTGCTAAAACTATCTACATCAACAATGTGGACGATAAATACTTCAAGTACGAAATCATTCAGGACGAAGCTGGTGAGATTGTGTTTGCTGTCGCGTTTATCGAGGCCATTATTGAGCATGATGGGTTAAGCCTGCCTATGTGGACGAAGCTGGAAAACATTACCGTTGATCACCTGGTGCCCCCTAAAGATGCTGGGTTTCAGACTGAAGTAAGAGATCATCCTTATCCTGGGAAGTCTATGGGGACAGTGATCGACGTATGCAAAGAACATCGAAAAAGATACAAAAATTAAACCAGGGTTTAGACGTGAACTGCACCCCAACAGTTTGAAACGCGACTTAGTAAGGTGCAGTTTTATGAACAAGTATGTTCTCAGCGTTAAGGTTCAGGTCGTACAGCATTATCTTTCCGGGGTGGGAGGGCATAAGGTTACGGCAACGCGCTTTGGTATCGATCACAGAGCCGTTCGTAAATGGTCTGCTGCATGGAAATGTCGCGGTGGAAGGCTTAGTCAGGCTGTGCCGGAACGGAAACGGAAGACACTGGTGCGAGGCGTTAAGGATAAAGCCAGATGCATAAACGATAACGTTTAGCGTCAGCAGGAGTGAACCAGAAAAGCACCGCAGCCGTGATGCCAGGAATAAAATTAATTGTTCATTTAATGTGCTATGATGCACATCCGTTTCACAACTTAGGCACACATGGACGACTATGATGAACGGCCCTATGTCATCTTCACCGCTATCGGTAAAGCCGTACTAGAACTGCTTGATGTGCAAGATAATTTTTTTGATTTGGAACTTGCTGAAATACTTGAAGAGTGGATGGAAAAGGAAACTAATCCGCTTCAGGCTGAGGTCTACAGAATGGCAGCTGAATTTGTCAGAGCAGGCAAGGCAATAAATTAA